GTTTAACGACATTCGAAGGTGCAATGGGGTCTCTCTCTGTGATTACTGGATTGTGTGCAATAAGAGCTAGATTAAAAAATAAGCGTATACCAACATTTGTTAAAGACATCAAGGAAGGCGCTGCAAAGAACGCTGGTGCATATGTTGGTGAGCCGCAGAGAGGCTTTCAAGAGCATGTCGTCTCGTTTGACGCTAATAGTCTATATCCAAATACAATGATTACTCTCAATCTATCTCCAGAAACAAAGATAGGTACTATCGAGCATAATACTCTACAAGACGGTACTCGTGAGATTGTATACACAGATGATGGTAAGTTAACAATCAAGCATGTAAATGGTCAGACATTTACTATTACACGAGAAAAATTCGCCGAATTTGTTAAGCAGCAAGAAATAGCGATCTCAAAAGCTCAGATTCTTTTCACTCAAAAAGAAAAAGGTATCATTCCCGAAACTATTGATTATTATTATAATAAGCGGGTAGAAGTAAAGAAGCTACATTCTAAAGCAAAACGCGCAGCACTGACACTCGAGAAAGGTTCAGATGAATATAAAGAGAATCAAATTATGATTGACCGTTTAAATATTCGGCAACATACAATAAAGATTCTTATGAATACCGTCTACGGATATTTTGGCAATAAGCATAGTCCTCTCGGTGATGATGATTTAGCCAATTCCATTACTCTAACAGGGCAGGCTGTTATTAAGGAGTCAAATCGTATACTAACACAGTATATAAAAGACAATACCAATCTAACCGACGAGGACCTCGAGAAGAGCTCACCGATTATCTATAATGATACAGATTCAAGTTATATTTCAATCAAGCATCTCGTCGACGCTCAAAAAATACCCGTCTTTGACAAGAAAGGAGATGTTGCTCCAGAATATTATAAAGTGGTATCAGATATTGAGGCACATTTAAATACTGAAATTACTAAATGGGGAGCCAGAGAGCTCGGGTCAAAGGACAGTCGTCTAGTGTTTAAGCGTGAAGCTATTGCAGATGTCGGACTTTTCTTACAAAAGAAGCGCTACGTGCTTCATACACTCGACGTTGAGGGGATACCAGAGAAGAAGTTTAAATACACCGGCGTTGAGGTTGTCCGTACAACAATGCCTAATCCCATTAAACCATATGTAAAGAAGATTATTGAAACAATGCTTCTTACCAAGGACTATGCTAAGACTAATAAGGTGTTTAACGAAACATATGACATCTTTAAAAGCTTGCCAATTGAAGATGTCGCGTTCGTAATGGGTATTAAGGGATACGAAAAATACGCCGGGCAGTGCAGAGACTTTGAAACGACAAAGAGAATGCCTAAACATGTTAAAGCGGCATATTATCATAATATTCTTTTAGATAGATTTGGAATTGAAAGAAAATATGAAAAGCTTAGTTCCGGTGATAAGGTGAGATATTTTGAGGTTAAGAAGCCTAATAGCTTTGGACTGTCTGTTGTAGGGTACAAATACTATTACCCTAAAGAGTTTCAAGCTATATTTGAAATTGACTACGAGAAGATGTTCGAAAAGATTATCTATTCTGTAATAGAGCGATTTTATGAGGCTGTGAATTGGACGGTAAAGAAGCCAGGTAATGATGCGCAAATAGATCTTTTTGATTTATTAGGCATGGAGTAGTGGATTTACTAAAACGAGATAATAATATATTAAAGATATGAGCAATACAAACCTTATTACATTTATCGATCACATCGGCCGTACCATTATTGGTGAAGCAGCAGGTGATGTCGACAACGGCGGTTCTTTCCTCGTAAAGAATCCAGCTATCATTCACGTTCAGCCAACCCAGCAGGGTCAGTTAAACGTACAGACTATTCCTCTTTACTTCCGGGAGTTCGTCGGTGAGAAGAGCAAGGAAAACGGCACAACCTGGAAGTATCACTACGCTAGCGTTGTTCTTGGTGTTGATGTCGATAACGATCCACGTCTTATCGAGCAGTACACTAAGTTGTTTGCGGCTCCTCAGGAGGTAGTAAACGACCCACAAGTCGTAAAGCTTTTTGACGAGTAATTCCCGTCACTTCGTAATCTGGAATCAAACCAGGAGAAAAGACCCGACTAAGTCGGGTCTTTTTTTATTTCTACTCTTGATTATTATAATATGTGCCGTATAATCTGATGTATGGATAAAGACTTACTTAAAACCCTTTCTATTATCGATGAGCATAATTCTGATGCTTGCTTTCTTAATGAGAATGCACTCTCTAATTTTACTGAGTGCTATGATACTGGTTGTTACGCGCTAAATGCTATTCTTACAGGTGATCTAAGAAATGGTGGTGTACCAAAGGGCCGTATAGTTGGATTGAGTGGTGAATCCGGTACAGGCAAGACACTTATTACAGGTAAGATTCTTGCTAATGCTCAGAAGAAAGGTGTTATTCCGGTAATTTTTGATTCAGAGATTGCTGTTGATAAAAACTCTGTGAGAGGCGTCGGACTAGATCCAACGCAAGTTAAGTATGTACCAATTGATACTATTGAAAAGTGTCGTAATCAAGTCGGTGCCTTGCTCGACAAGGTCATTGCTAATAATCAACACGGTAAGATTATTATCTGCATTGACAGTTTAGGAAATCTTGCATCGCAAAAGGAGCTTGATGATGCTTTGAAGGATAAGTCTGCAGTTGATATGGGTATGCGTGCTAAGGCTCTTAAGTCGATGCTTAGAACCTTGACGTATAAGGCTGCAAAAGCTCAAGTTACAATTTTATTCGTTAATCATACATACTCTGACCCCGGTGCAATGTATCCGAGTCTTATTAAGACACAAGCTGGTGGATCAGGCCCTGTTTATATGGCAAGTATTCTCGTACAACTTGCAAAAAGAAATGAAAAAGCAGGTGAGGGCGAATTTTCTAATGTCTCCGATGAGATGCTTTCTGAATCAAACAAGTATAGTGGTGTAACATTAAGAGCTCTTACTGCTAAAAATCGCTTTATTCCACAATTTCTTGAGATTGAAATGTATCTATCGTTTAAGTCAGGTCTTAACAAGTATAGTGGATTGTTAGCAATGGCAGCTGCAAGAGGTATTGTTGTGCAGGGTGGATCTACATATACTATCGGTGTCGATAGCGGGAAGTATAAGAAGGGTGATAAGATCGGATATGCTAAGAACTTTACTAAAGATACAGCATTCTACGAGGAGTTTATTATTCCTGAGCTTGATAAGGCTTTAAAGACTGACTATCGCTATCACCAGGCAAGTGATGATGATGTTATTGAGGTAGATGACACTGTAGAAGCAGAATAATGAGTAAAGTCGTTGTACCAATTTCAGGTGGCATGGATTCAACAGTCCTGCTACACCATGCAGCTGCTAATTTTAATGACGTATATGCTATTTCGTTTGATTATGGGCAACGACACATTAAAGAATTAGAATGTGCGGAGTATCAAATTAACGCGATTAGAGATAAAGATGCTAACGATAATGTTAGATATAATACTATTGTTAAGCTCCCGTTTTTTAATTTAATTAAAAACTCTTCTTTACTAGATCGCAATATTCCTGTAGCAAAGGCAAAAGACGTAATGGGAGACCCACAAACAGTTAATTATGTGCCGTTTAGGAATATGATGTTATTAAGCATTGCCTGTTCGTTTGCTGAGGGGTTCGGTGCTGATACAGTGTATCACGGAGCTGCTCAGGCGGACTCTGTGGCAGGTTATTGGGACGGTAGTGCTGAGTTCCTTGATACCATTAATGGTGTTACGGCTCTCAACAGGCGAAATAAGATTAAAGTGGAAGCGCCTCTTATTAATAAATCAAAAAAGGAAATTATTGATATGGGTACTGAGCTTGGTGTAGATTTTAGTCGTACGTGGACGTGCTATGAAGGGCTCGACGAGGCGTGCGGTGAATGCACGGCATGTAGTTTGAGATTGCAGGGATTTATTTTGGCTGGTATTAAAGACCCGGTAAATTATTCTAAGGATATTCCTTGGGACAAATTAATCGTTTGAGTACTTGTAAGGTGATCCCTTATACCCAAACGTATCAGCTCCACGACTTGTATAGTGACTGATTGCATCACTGTCATCCTCGAGGTCATCATCACTAATTCCTGATGTGACTTCACCTGTACCTTCGCCTTCCTTTTGTGCCTTAGCTTCATTAGGGTCTGCAGCAGTAAACATTCTTGAACCCGGCTCAGTCTCAGCAAGATAGCCTTGATTGATCATAATAGCAACATCAGATCGACTCTGTCTTGTTGCATCATCAATTGCTTCTTTTGATTCATCGCCAGCTTCTCTTGCTACAGCTAAAGCCTCGCCGCGTGCAAAATCTTCTAATTCCTTACGTGTTGCGGGTTCGCTAGCAAATGTATAAATCTTAAGTTGCGCTTCATCTAGATCACCTTCAACGCTTGTTTGTTTGACAGATTTCTTACCGTGAGCTGCAGGTGCTGCTTTAAGCTCTTGACCTGCTTGATCGTTCGTATCTTCGATTGAATCCGTAACTGCATCTTCAACATCTGTTTCATCAATCTCTTCACCGCTTGCAGCCTTATCACTAAGAAACTTAACTGCAGGTGCTACAGCGTTTTTAATAATACGAGCTGTATAACCTGCACGAGCTTTTGGATATCCGAGATGAACTAACTCACTGTGAATAGCATTCTGCAGACTGTTTAATTGTTCCTTTTCATCACCATCTGCATCAAAACGACCACCCGGAAAAAGCGCATCATATACAGGCTTGACAATCATTTCTACAACCTCATCTGCTGTCTTACCAGTCTTCTTGACTAGGTCAGCAAAGAGATATGTATCACCAGCACGGCCTACAACGCCTTGCTTAGCGGCAGCAACAAACGGCTCATAATCCGCACCAATAGGAGCTTCAGATAAAATATTGTTTTTATATGCTTCAAAAATCAGGTCTGCTTCATTATTCATCTTGAATTATTTATTCTAAGGTGTATAATATTATCAAGATGTGTTCTATATTTGGTTCTAGTAATTTTGATACATATATTAAGCTGTATAATACCGGTAAAAAGAGAGGCAATTTTGCTTTTGGTGGGTTTTTTTTGAGCTATGCATATGACGCTACTATGAAGACAGAGGGTGTGGTGTCCCTTAGTAAAGGAATGTCGATTAATAATCGAGATGTTATTATGAAGCCTAGTGAATTTTACTATTATCTTGGACATACACAAGCTCCAACTAGCTCAAAGAGAACGTTCGAAAAAGCGACGTCACATCCCTTTGAATACGGTGAATGGGTAATTGCTCACAACGGAGTGCTTACAAATGACGCTAAGCTTAAGAGCACCATAAAGGATAAGAGTCGGTTTAATGAAGTAGATTCATCAATTATACCAGTCTTACTCGACAAGTATTCAGAAGAAATTGTACATGAAGTAGATATTATATGCACAGTTTTATCCAAATTACAAGGAACATTCGGACTGTGGATATATAATAAACGGACACACAATGTATATCTCGCAAGATCAGGCAGTACACTCTACGCTGATCTTATCAATAATTCCTTTTCCTCTCTACCTGAAGACAAGTTTAATCCCCTCGAAGAGGGAGTTCTTTATCTTATCACACAAGAAGGAATAACATCAGTCGGAGGATTTGCTAAAAATTCACCATTTTTTATTTTATGACAGCTATAGTATCCTGCACACAACAATCCGACTACAAGCAAACTCTATTATATAAGAGTCTAAAGCAATTGGAAAAATCTTGCAATATATCACTTATTGATAAAGTACATTTTATTACTGAAAATAAATTAGGCTTGAGTGAAGCATATAATACTTTCATGCATGCCAATGATACGTACGAGCATATTCTTTTCGTACACGATGACATGTGGATTGATGATGCGGGATTTATTACTAAACTGCATGAAGGTCACAAAATGTATGATATTATCGGTCTCGCAGGAGGTATAAGCCCTACTTTAAAGGCTCCTGCTCTTTGGCATCTAATGTGTGGCGGATTCCAGGGAGGTAATTTAAGAGGGTTCGCGGGTCATTATCACTCAGACAATAAAATAACCTCTATTACAAACTTCGGTTTTTCACCAGCTCGTGTCGCTATTATTGACGGTGCATTTATGTCAGTCAATGTCAAGCAAACAAAGAAAGTAAATTGGAAGTTTAACGAAAATTATACATATCATCACTATGATATTTCAAGTTGTTTAGACGCTAATAAGTTAAAACTTAAAATTGGTGTAGTTCCTATTTTAACATATCATGGTTCACCTGGATTAAGAGACCTTAACGATAAAGTGTTCAACGAGAACCAGTCAAAATTTCTCAAAGAGTATGCTAGCTATTAATAGCGTAAGATAGTATTATAGATAGAATGTCAAAAATTGACCACGATTACTTTGAAAACGTTGTTGTATATAAATCTCTTACAGATGAATTATATCTTGCGTCTATTGTAGATTACGTAAAGCCAATTTATTTCAAAAATAAGAACATTAAGCCGATTTTTGAAATTATAAAAGAATTCTTTAATAGACGGAACACCTGCCCTACTACGACTGAGATTAAAGCCTGTCTTACTACACCAGAGCTAAAGGAGTCTTTTAAGAAGACTGTAGAAAAATTTAAAGATATAGATAAAAACTTTAATAACGATGAACTGTATCAGAATACAGAAATTTTCTTAAAGGAAAAGGCTGTCTATCATACAATGCTTGAGGTAGTAGAAAAGCCTGATATGGATACTACGCAGGTACTTGAAAAGTTTGAAGAATCTTGTAACATTTCTCTAACTACTGAAATAGGGCTGGATTTGCTTAAAGATGTTGATAAGCTGATTGATAACCTTAGCTCGCAAGTGAATTTTATTCCGACGGGATGGACTTGGTTAGATGATAAAATCGGAGGCGGTTTCCTACAGGAAGGTAGAGCGCTTTATATCTTTACAGGAGAAACAAATATTGGTAAGAGTATTTTCCTCGGTAATGTTGCTATTAATATCGCAAAGCAGCAAAAGAACGTTCTGCTTATTACACTAGAGATGCCGGAAGTAATCTATGCTCAACGAATAAGTTCAAATATTACAAAAATTCCATTGAGTAAATTGAGAACAGAATTACCAACTCTCAAGCAATCACTTGAAGAGTATGCCGGTGATAATCCAGAAGCAAAAATTCTCATTAAAGAATTTCCACCATCTACTATTACTGTCGGTTTCTTGCAGTCTTATATTAAGAAGCTTAGAAACAAAGGATTAAAGTTTGATGCAATTGTACTCGATTATGTTAATCTTCTTACCTGCCCAGGAGACGGTAATAGTTATGAGAAGGTAAAGAAGATAACCGAGCAGTTGAGAGCTTTAACGTATGTTTTTAACTGTCCGATTATAACGGCTACACAGGTTAATCGAAGCGGCTTTGGTGTTTCAGACCCTGGCATGGAGACAATTTCTGAGAGCACCGGTCTTGCAATGACTGCAGACGTAATTATGAGTATTTGGCAGGAAGCAACAGATAGAGAACTCAGCGTCATTAAAATGGGTATGATGAAGAATCGCTTCGGACAGAATTTTGGTCAATGTATTTTGCGCATTGATTATTCTACTTTGACACTAACAGAAGATGAGCATATTAATGATACAGCAGCAAGCTCCTCAACCATTAATGCACTTGCTGCTCTATCCAATTGATCGGACATTGATTTATATACGAATTTAGATAATTAGTTATCTAGATGAAATCAGCAAATTTTAACGGAACATTAGTTAATTATGAACACGATCATTTGTTCCTAGCGTTTTGCTCTTTTGTGACTCTTATTAACGCAAAAAAGTTAAATCTTGCAAATGTATTTCTCTTAATATTACAAAATAAAGATATCCGGGATCTCTTTAAATTATACTGCGATGTTAATAGCGACTTTGCAGCTGTACAAATGTTTCTTTCCTTTGATCCAAACCTTCATAAGAGCAAATATATTATGAAGTATTTGAATTCCACAAAAAATAAGATTACAATATAAGAATGGATCAACTACCTGTACTCTCAGAGTACGAGCAGCACATTTATAATGCTTACTTACGCGCTATGCGTAAACGAAAAAACTTACCGTATAAAAATAGAAAAGACTTTAGTAATATTGGCGATGTAGATTCAAACTACCTTAAAAAGATATCCATCTTTCTTTCTAAGTTTCCTCATATTAAGCTTGATGATTTTATAAATGCTCCCTATATTGTATATCCAGATGAAACGTACTTCGGTCTTGATTACTACACAACGCTAAAAGCAACCAAAGCATATACACTTTTTCAAAAACGACAAGAACTTCTTGACCCTGACAACGACGAACAACTAGTCAATATAATTGAATCATTAAAATACATTAGTGCATTTTGTACAGAACAAAACTTAGAGATCGAAAATTATCCATCACATCTTACAAACAACACACCCTCGTTCATCTTGCATCTTAAAGAACATAGAATAAATGTTTATAGCTTATTTGGATTTCCTAGCTTTGAAAAAAATTTAAAAGTAATCGAATCAGACCTTTTAAAGTTTATTCTTGGCGATGATTTCTACAATAATCTTTCCGGCTTTCGGTTAAAGTTTTTTGCTTCTAAAAAGGCATTAAAATTAGTCGAACTCGGCATACAAAAAATAAAAAATAAAATAAAAACAAAAACACACTTGATTAACCCTACACACTAACCTATTATAAACAAAATTAATTATGAGCAACACATTCACATCATCAATGTTCGATAGCATTAAATCAGCCCTCACGAAGACCAACGAAGGAGGCAATACCAAGTATAAGGATTACCTTAAGACTGAAGCTGGCAATACATACACCGTCAGGATTCTTCCAAACGTTAAGGACCCGAATAAGACGTTTCTTCACTACTACTCTTACGCCTGGAATAGCTTTGCAGACGGTAAGCTAATTAACGTAATTAGCCCAACGACTTGGGAGCAGCGCGATCCAATTGCTGAGGAAGGATATCGCATCCGCCGTAGTGGTACTGAAGAGGAAAAGGACAAGGCACGCGCTCTTAACCGTAAGGAGAGCTGGTTGGTTAACGTCTATGTAGAGAACGATCCTGTTCGTCCTGAAAATAACGGCACTATTAAGGTGCTTCGATTTGGTCGCCAGCTTAACAAGATTATTATGGACGCTATCGAGGGTGACGATGCAGCAGATTTCGGTGCCCGTATCTTTGATTTGTCTCCTAACGGTTGCAGCTTCCGTATTAAGGTTGAGAAGCAAGGCGATTACCCGACTTACGTATCATCAAAGTTTGCCCTACCTAAGGCTGTTGTAGGACTTGATCCCGGTTCTTACGACGAGGTATATAACG